TATAGTGCCGTCAACATCAGTTGAAGAACTAAAATTAACTTGAGCGGCAAAGAAATACCATCCTGCCATAGGAGCTGTAAATGTTGCAGTAGCGTCATACCCAATACTGTTTCTTGAAAGTTGCCTTGCGCCGCCAGCTAAATTGTAGGTAATGTAATTCCATGATGCCGCAGTAGTCGCTCCCGTTACGCATTCATACACAAAGGAGGTATTGAAGTACTGATTCTCCATGCCTGTATTGCGGGAAAGAGCATGGGTGTTAGCCCAAGCGCCAGAATTATTGACCCAGCGACTTTGATCGGTGCTATTCCAATCTAATGCGTAGTACGGGGTTGTGCCAGCGCCATACCAATTACTGCCGCCAGTGGAAGCGTTTCCTTCAAAGTATGTATTGCGGTTTATCCCCAGATTGGTTGAACTCAACCAGTTGGGGAAATTTGTGCCCCCTGCGGCAGTGCGATTGGTTGAAGTAGTACCAGAAATAGTACCGTACACATCCATAGTTACTGATCTGACTGTTCCAGTATAAAAAGAATGAATCCCCGTAGGACCTATAGTTACATAATCTGAAGATTGGTTAGAAACACCAATACCATGCGTGCTAGTTCCATCGTTATATGTAAGTATTTTAAGGTTCGTTCCAGCAGCATTGCTGTAAGTTGCGCCAAGGTCTATGGCTTCTGGTGTGGCTGTCGAAGTTGGCGTAATTGTGCCAACTGTTATGCGTTTTCTTGATGCTGAAGTAACAGCCAGCATTAAGTTCCCAAGGATGTCAAGGGTCATCGCTTGGTTGCTACCCCCTGTATAAAACCGCAAATCGGCAGAATTTAATGCTTGTCCACCAGAGCCAATGCCAGCACCGTCAGTTGATACTCCTGCGGTAAATAAAATCTTTGTGCCATCATTTACTGATGTACCGCCATTCTTTAAACGCAGTGTGGTGACAATGCCAGAGCCGTTTGTTGTGCTTCCAATAGCATCAATCTTGAAACTTGGGCTTGCTTGATTTACACCCAAGTTCCCGCTTCCATCAAGGAACATTTTTAATGTCGGGGAGGTTCCAGCAGTGCCCGTAAAAAACTGGAGATTTGTAGTTGTCCAAGCGCCCGGAGTACGAGCCGTGGTTTGTGCGAATATTCCAGCAGAAACTACTCGATTTGTACCATCGGATGTAGTAAATGCAAGCTGAGAAAAATTGTTTGCTGTAGTGTCTGGGTTGTTAATTGCAAGCTGACCAATAACAGAATCATAAGTAGTGCTAGAGTTCGATTTTGAAACAACAGTTCCAAAAGATGCTTGTGTTGAGCCGTTAACAAAAGCATTAAAACTATTTGTCCCCACACCAAAATTTGTACCATCAAATACCAACGCACTACCCGTAGTCAGCACATTTGAGCCATTGAGATAGGCCACACCATTGATTGTGCCGCCCGACAAGGTGACAGTAGACGATGCAGACAGCGTTCCAGTGACTGCAAGGCCAGTACCACTCCAAGTCAAATTAGCAGAACCAGCCAATGCACCAGAACTGTTGAATTGAACCTGGGTATTAGAACCACCTGCTGGGCCAGCAGTTGCACCGGCGAGCAGGGTGACAACGCCAGCGGAGCTCTTGTAGTAGAGCTTACCATCGGCGGTATTGAGTGCAAGCTCGCCAGCGACGAGGTTACCCGCCGTCGGAACAGCTGCCGCAGTGGCGCTGTAGTAAAGCGAAATAGGGGTGAAGCCAACAGCAGCCATTAGAAAGTACCTCCAAAGATTCCAGTTGTAGCAGTCACTGTTGTGAATGCCCCGGTAGTCGGGGTGGTAGCCCCAACAGTACCGTTGATGTTAATCGACGCGGTGCCGGTAAGATTGGTCACGGTCCCGCCGCTCGGCGTACCCAGTGCACCGCCATTGACTACGAAAGCCCCAGCAGAGCCTACATTGACCGCTAAAGCAGTCGCCACATCGGTGCCCAAGCCACTAATGGAGCTAACCGCTGGAGTCACCGTGGTATTACCCGCAAGGGTTAGCTGACCCTGTGCATTGACTGTGAACGTACCCACTTGAGTAGCAGAGCCGTAAGCAGCGGCGGTTACTGCCGTGTTGGTAATGCTAAACTGCGTACCCGTAAGGGTTAGCCCAGTGCCAGCGGTGTAAGAACCTACGCCAGCAAATTGGACCCAAGTGATGGGAGTTGTACCTAAAGTACCGCCAGCATTGGAGGTACACACCCAGCCCGTATCGGCGTATAAGGTTCCTTGCTCAATGAAGGTAAACGCACCCGGCACCTCTGCCCACGAGTCCATGTCGGTTGCACGAGTCCACGCAGCCGCAGCTACTAAATAAATCCCGTTGTTCTGGCTTAACGTTTGGTCTTTCACCAAGCATCTATCGCCAGCAATCAGTGCTACGCCATCAATGGTCTGCGTGCCCGACAGCGTAATATTCGCCGTAGTTGCCGCGACGCACGAAGCTTTGGGGTCTAACCCCTGGGCTACTGTGTCGACGTATTGTTTGGTCGCCAGCTGCAATGCGGTGGTCGGGTCTTGGGTCACAGCGACCGATGTTAACCCGCCCAAAGTCAGGCTCGAGCTGCCCAAGGATATCGCGGTGGTTCCAACGGTCAGCGAGGAATTCGCGAGCTGCGCGTTGGTGATCGTTCCGGACAGGTCGCTGGTCGGAATAGATGCCGAGGCTGTCATCACACCCGTTCCGTTGCCGTAGACGTACCCGGTGAGGGTCGCAGCACCCGTTCCGCCATTTGCGGCATTCAAAATACCCGCCAAAGTGATCGCACCACCGGTCGGGGAAGTCGGAGTGAACCCCGTAGTACCCGCGCTGAATGATGTAACACCCCCGGATAGCGCGAATTGCCGCCAAGAACCACTTGAATACCCGTCGAATGTATTTGTGTCGGTATTGAACCGCACTTGACCATTTGCACCTGATGGTTGCTGGGCTGTAGACCCATTTGGGAGTGTTACAGCACCAGTTCCGGGGAAAACCGCATTATTCGCAATAGCCAATGTGGGGTTCCCGGACCCATTTCCATCCGTTACGGTAATCTGGTTCGTTGTTCCGTATATCTGGCGACCCGCTATGGTGGTCCCGTTGACCACCGCAAGCATTCCAGTACCCGACGCATTGGCCAAAGCGAGTGCTAGACCACTCAGCGAGAATGTCGGATTACCCGCGATACCATCCCCGTTGGTTATCGAGATACCCGCACCGGAGGCCGTGAGCGTGCGGTTGGCTATAGTAGTAGCCCCGGTCTTGACGAGAACGCCGGGAGATACTGTCTCGAGGCTCGCTGCGGCCCCGTTGAACTCCAGACGTAGGTAGGACTGTGCCCCACCATCAGTAAGACCCAGTCCGGAACCAGTAGAGAGGTATCGGGAATTGGGCAGGGTGGGTTCCTGGACCTTCGTCAGGAACGTTTGACCCTGCGCCGGGGATGCCGCGATTGCCGCAGTGGTCGTCCGAACCGTTTGGCCGTTCTGCACAATAGGTACAGATTCGGTTCCGGTGATCACTCCGGCTGCTGGAAGCTGTGTGATGGTTAAGTTAGCCATTTAGGGACTCAACGTTATACTATCCAAATTACCATTGTTTTCGGGCGTCTGGGTATTTTGCTCGGGAGAGAGCACATAACCGCCGTATCCGGTGGCAATCAGATCATTGTCTTGGACAGCCACGGACACGTCCGGGCGCGGAAAGCGGATCGTAATTCGCTCAGTCTGCCTCGCTGGCAGTCGATACGGGTCTTTTTGGTCCGCGCAACCTTCGTTGCAAACCTGGAGACCCGGAAAATTGGGGTCGGAACGCATCACCGAATGCGCCCTTTTCATTTTGCAGCGATCACAAACCGCAATCGAGAGCGTCGAATTGCCGAGAGTGTCGAGGAAAATGCCCATGCAGCCTCCTCTACGCCGTGTAAACGCCAATAGCTGGCGCAAAGTAGATCGGGGACTTGTCGCGCTCTTCCTGCTCGGCCAGAGTCGTGTATTCGTTCGCTTTATCTTCCAAGTATTTCACGCGGTCGAGCGGCACGTTGGGCATCTCCAATCCCATCCGGTGGGAGAGCTGCATTAGGATCGCCTCGTACCACCGTTGCGGAATCTCGATCTCGTTGGTCAGCGCCCCCACATCCATAACTTGGCGCGAATACCAGACGGTCATCTGCACCAGCGGGTCGCTGGGGGTAGGCCAAAGCCACAACTGGGGCTGGGGGATCGTGCGGTTAAACCAGAATTGGAAGGGCTGATTGGCCGTGAAATTCTTATTCGGCAGATTCGTGTAGTCATCGCGGTTTAACCGAGCCATAGTAATCTCGGTACTATTGTTCCCGACGAAAAATTCGCGCAGTGCAAGCGTCGTACCGCCGGATGCCAAGATCCGGTAATACCCGACGTTCTGGCCCGGGTTAATATCGTACCAGAGCCATTCGTTATCGGTCACGGTGGTCGTACCGACATTTTCCAAGGTAGACCAAGCAGCCCCATCAATGCTGTACTGCAACGAGAAGGTCCAGACTGCGCTACCACCACCGGAGACGTAGGGTAGGACGCCGATCGAACCCGCATAGATGGGATTATCAGTACCGAAAGCTACAGCGATGTTGCCATTCGCTGAGGTTTGCTGGCAGATCGTATCGACGTCGCCGTCGAATGCATTGGCGACATTACCACCAGCCGAAGAAGAATAAGCTCCGCTCGGGCGATTCAACTTGCGATACAACGCGTTGAGCACCTCGATCGAGCCTTTAGGCAGCGAGTAGATGTAGTTGTTAGCCGTTACACCGAACACCTTTTTGTCAATCGCCCAGTAATTGATACCGATGTTGGACAGATTGGTGAGCAGAATAAACAGCGATTCACGGGCCGAAAGCTGCTGCTCCGACGTTAATTCCTCGGCGAGTTTCCCGCACCGACGAGCACCGTGATCAATGAACGTTTGAACATTGAGGACTGTTTGGCCTACTGTGTTTGAATATGCCATCTTACCATCCCGGACAATTCCATCTTTGCATCGAAGCCCGTGATCTACTACCCTCTTCGGACTTTTCGGCTACCGGCCCCATCCTGGCGCAAAAAGA